GAACACCTTCAGATCGCCCTGGCTAACGTCAGCAAAAAGCATACCCCCTACGCCAGCAGCATGACAGTTTCAGAGTGGCGCGAGCAGAAGCGCCGCACCCGTGAATTCCTGAAAGGAATGGAACTGGAAGACGAGGAAGGCAACCGCATCAGCCTGATCGAGAAATACGACGGCAGTGTGGCCAACCCGGCCATCCGCCGCTGCGAGCTGATGACCCGCATTCGTGGCTTCGAAAACATCTGCAATGAAATGGGCTTTATCGGCGAGTTCTATACGCTTACCGCCCCGGCGCGCTATCACGCCACAATCAAAACCGGGCATCGTAACCGCAAATGGAACGGTGCCAGCCCGGCCGACACGCAGCGTTATCTCTGCAGTGTCTGGCAGAAAATCCGCGCCAAGCTGCACCGAGAAGAAATCCGCATCTTCGGGATCCGCGTTGCTGAGCCTCATCATGATGCGACCCCACACTGGCACATGCTCATGTTTATGCGCCCGGAGCAGGCTGAGCGCGTGCGCGAGATTATGCGCGACTACGCCTGGCAGGATGATGGCAGCGAGCTGACAACCGACAAGGCCCGTAAGGCCCGTTTTCACGCCGAGGCTATCGACCCGGAGAAAGGCAGCGCAACGGGTTACGTTGCTAAATACATTTCCAAAAATATTGATGGTTATGCGCTGGATGGCGAGACAGACGACGAGAGCGGCAAAGATCTGAAAGAAACCGCCTCGGCCGTTTCTGCCTGGGCGGCACGCTGGCACATCCGACAATTTCAGTTTGTAGGCGGTGCGCCGGTCACGGTTTACCGCGAGCTGCGCCGCATGGCAGACAGCGAAACCGCGCACGGCCTGAGCGTTGAGTTTGCGGCCGCGCATGACGCCGCCGACGCAGGAGACTGGGCCGGATACGTTAACGCGCAGGGCGGGCCGTTCGTACGCCGCGACGATCTGGCCGTGCGCACCTGGTATCAGGCAAGCGAAGACGTGAATGAGTACGGAGAGGAAACCGTGCGCATTAAGGGTGTTTACGCAACCGAAGTTGGCGACGATACGCCAATTTTAACCCGTCTGATGCAATGGAAGATTGTCCCGAAACGTGCCGTTGATTTGGCTTTTGAATTTAAGGACGCGTCCGCGTCCTCTCGGAGTTCTGTCAATAACTATACGGGAGGTTTGAGATCTGAGGATTCAAATCCACCGGAAAGTTTCGAAAAAATCGACCTGGATGGCATGAGCAGGAAGGATCGCCGTCAGCTTTTAAGCCGGATAAGAGCGCAGAAGCCAGAAAAGCGGCATCTGAAGCTGAGGAGGTCTGACAAAATCGAAGCTGCGTGTGACAGCGTAATAGCCCAGGTGAAGGATTTAAGCGGTGAAACCATCAGCCGGGGGATGGCCGTGCGTCTGATTGGCGGCACGCAGACTAAAATCGCTGGTCAAATGTTCCGCAGCCTACCTAATGGAGAGCTGGCCCGCCCAATACTGGAGCCGAAAAGGACTTTTGTATTAGAACGATTCAACCGTTTAGCAGAAAAGCACCGTACAAAAAGCGAATAATGTTGCGCTGCAGTTGGAAAATCTTAAGTAGCTGGCATTCACATCACTAAGTCTACTGGCAAGCTTAGCTTTATGGTTGAGTCGAGAATAAAAATGTTCCTTATCAGCTAGATAAAAAATTAAATTGGCTGGGACATTTTTCTTCCTCAACCTGTAAATGCTGTGTTACTGTATAAATAGACAGTGTTTTTAGTGGGGAGGGCACATGGATAACGGTTTAAAAGAGCGAGTAATGCTTGAGCGGGTAGAGTTGATTGCGCGGCTTACTTCTGAAGGGATCTGTAGGGAGCAGGATAGAGTGATCGCTTTAAATCTCATCGCTGAATTGGCACGTAACACTTCAATGGCTAATCAACAGTTTTCGGTCGTATTTTCGGCTGTGCCGATTGATAAATAAAATCGAGGCAGAGAAATGATGTGTATTGAAATCATGCTCGATAAGAATCAGAAAATCAGTCAGTCGGTCGTGGATGCTTTCCGGGAAGAAGTGCATATACGTGTAACTGCGCTGTTTCCTGATGCAGTGGTACAGGTGCGGCAGGGTAGTTACACCAGAATTGAAATGCCTGGTGTAAAAGTTGATGAAGACCGGCGCAGGCTGAATGATTTACTTCAGAACGTCTGGGAAGATGACAGCTGGCTGCATTGATAACCGGGCTGATGCCAAAATCTTGATTTTGGCAGTGGCACGGTTGAACAACGGGCATTGCGAGGCGTTAGCAAATGGCCGGAAAAGACACTAATTATCAGATCGTTTATCGTGGGGATTACCTTGAGTATTTCCATTCCGGCGGCTGGGTATTCTTTCAGCGTCCAAAAGAGACTGGCGGAGGATTCTGGCTCGGAAGGACTTACGATTTTGTTTTTATGTTCGAGTTACCGTGCCCTGTTTCACTTCGTGAAGGCATCATTTATCTGCAGCAGTTGAGCTATGGAAGCGCTGCTAACTCCGATTATTCGGGTTTTGTAACCCGTAAATGAGCCATGCATGCATAACGTGCATGGATTCGCATTAATTTCTGAAGCACTGAAACCCCCTGCAGCGTCAGTAATGGCGGTGCTTTGCGAGGTACATGCAACTGCATTAAAAGCGATGCACAAAGCGGGCAGGCGTGGCGGGGATAGCATTGCGCGCGAAGCAGATAACATGTATGTAGCAGACTGTATCTCATCATTTGTTAAGTTCAGATGCTGGCAGCACATAAGCGAAGCCTATAAGTAACAAATACAATAGACCAATAAGATATAGCTTAGTGGCTATACTAGTATCAATTGCTGTAAAACTTAATCTATAAGGATTGATTTTAGTTTTATTACATGGCTAAATATCTTTGCTAATTTCTTGTTGTAAGCTAATTCATTAAACGAAACGGGTTATTTTGAAATCATAAATACGTTACTGGTGGATGCTTTTTCTGTGGTTTGCTTTATTTATGATTGTTTAAAATGGTTTTTTGATTTTGATTTTGATTTTGATTTTGATTTTGATTTTGATTTTGATTATGGTTATGATTTTTATTTTCTATTAAATTCTCTAGTTTGTTTATGAGCAAGGCTCCATTATAATTTATAAGGCGGAAAGGATGAGTCAAAGGAATAATACTTTAGGTGACGATGAAGTCGTTCCATATTTTAATAGCAATGCTGATCAGATAAAGTTCGAGTTTTCATATTTGGTAAGTCTTTTTCTGTTTGGATGTTATCTTGCATACTTATTCCAGTTTCAACTTGTCCTAGAATATAATAATAAGATTTCTTTGTTTTCTTTACTTGGTGGCTTTTTTGGTGGTTGGGTATATGATGCTAAATGGTTTTATCGCGTAACTGCAAGAGGTAAAAGTAATCAGTATGACTTCTCATGGGAGTCACATAAGTTTTATTGGAGAATCTCAATACCTTTTCTTTCTGCACTAGTAGCATTTTGTTCTTATACAATAGTCTCACCAGATGCATTCATTTCCACTCTCAAAGGACACGGAAAAGCAAAGATAGCATTTTCAATTTGTTTTATTTTAGGATACTTTTCTGACTTGGTTTTAAGTCGCTTGGCAGCTTGGGCTGAAAAATTGCTCCCAAAAAACACAGCGAGGGGGAATGATGACTGATTTTTGCAATGAGGCATGTGGGATCTGCAGAGAAATAAACGGCTTAACTTCTATCCAAGGATACGAGTCAATTGTCCGGGAAAAAAATAATATAATAGCCGAAAGTGATAGTTTTATAATAATCCCGAGCATTGGCCCTCTTAACGCATCACATGTAATGCTCGTTCCCAAATGTCACGTCAATTCATTTGCGGCATTAGATGATGAATGTAAGAGTGAGTCACGAAAAATATTATCTCTCTTAAACGAGTACTCAACTAAACAGTTTGGGGTTCCGCTTATTTTCTTTGAAAGTGGGGCAGGGGAAACAATAGATCATTCTGGTGGATGCATATTTCATGCTCATATACATTGTGTTAGCTACACCAGAGTGTTTGAAACTGCTTTGAATAAAGAAATTGAATTCAAAACGGTAGGAACCCATTCGTCTGAGTATGATGTTCAGGGGGGGTACGTTTGGTATATGAATCCTTCATATAATGAGTTTTTATGTAATAAGCCGTTGTTACCTTCTCAATTTTTAAGGTATCTATATTCCGACTCAAACCTCATTCGAGGATCTTGGAATTGGCGGCGGGATTATAACATTAGCGGAGTGTTAGAAGTTATTGAAAAATATAAGGGATTCAAACTTTGATGTAAAATGGCTGGCGTCAAGCCAGCCATGTATAAAACTCCCCGGAAAGTTACATTTAATATTTAGTTGTCATGGAATGTAATTTAAATTTTCTCGGTTGTCTCAAGCGAATATATACGGAACATGATCACTTCTTCTCCTATCCAATCGTTGATCTCTTTCATCCTCTCCTGCAGCGGTGTCAGTTCGTTACGCACAAACACCTGAGATGCTTTCACCGCGTCGCCGAACCCGCCGGAGTTGTCCGGGATAATTCCCATCATCTGCGGCGGTACGCGGTGCGCGCTTAACAAATCATCGCGGCTGGCCTTCTTGATATTAAAGAAATCGTCTTTCGTCGCGACCTCGCTGAGCGGAAGAATCTTGATGCCGTCCGGCTTACCGTTCGGTGCGTACATAAACAGGTTACGGAAGTTACCCAGCCCTTTCGTGTCGCGCATCGCCTGCCGCATCCGGTCAACATCGCTGCTGCTCTGCGCCGCGTCGGTCATGTAGAGAATGTAACCGGCGTGCGCGCCGTTCTGGTAATACTTGCGGCGGAACAGCGTTGCCGCCTCATTCAGCCAGGCGGAGTTGAGCGCGCTGAGATATTCCGGCAGGCCGTACAGCTCCTGATTGATATCCGGCTCCAGCAGGTGAAACACGCTGCCGGCCGAAAATTCGTGCGGCTCTTTCCAGTCATTCACAAACCAGTAAACGCCATCCTTCACGCCCCTGCGGGTGAATTTGGCCGGGGTGGTTTCAAGGCGCAGCGGCCTGCCCAGACCGTTGCGGCGCAGCTCGGCAAAGGCATTGCCGAAGACCAGATAATCCAGCGCGAACTTGCTGAACTCCTGCTGACTCATCATCGGATGCGGGATAAAGGTCGAGGCCAGAATGTTGCGCTTTACGTAAATTGGCGAGCTGTGATGCACGGCAGAGCGCAGGCTCTTAGCCAGCCCGTTAAAGCTGACCGGCGGCTCAAACCAGCGCCCGTTACCGATGCACTCGGCGTAATCCAGAATGTCGCGCTTATCCATGACCGGCGTCGGATCGCCAAAGGTAAACGCCTCGGCGTGCTGCTGCGGTGCGGTTGCCTGTACCGGCTGTGTGGTGGCGGTGTGGGCCTTGCGGCCTCTGCGTTTGCTCATCAGTAAAATTCCAGAATAGAGGGATTAGCGCCGCCGCTGGCTGCGGTAAGCGGTTCGTTTAACAGGGCGTGCATGATTGCCCAGGCGACGTCAGCATGGCTGGCTTCTTCGCTGCGGCTCGCCTCATAGGTTGAGCGGTTGCCGCTGGCCGTCATGGTTTTGCGGATAGCCATAAACGACTGCGTGATATCCGTCGCCCCGGCGTCATACTCAAGGCGCCCGCTGCTGATCGTGTCTTTTGCCTTCAGTACCATTGTTGTTTTCACTTCCGGCGAGTATTTGATTTCACGCGCGGCCGGGTAAAACTGGCGTACCAGCTGGTAAACACCCTGACCGATGCCGGTCGCATCAACGCCGATATATTCCACGGTGTATTTTTTGGTTAAGTCCTCGATAGATTTCGCCTGCGCGGCAAAGTCCATGCCCCGCCACTGGTGGCGCTCCAGCACGCGGAATTTCCCGCCCGCAACGAGCGGCGGCGCGATTACCGCACAGCCTGCGCTGTCGCCGGTGTGCGACGGGTCATATCCGATCCAGACAGGCCGGTAGGCAAACGGGCGCGGCAGGTACGGGTTAAAATCTTCCCACTCTTCCAGGCTGTCGATCATGCAGCTCTGCAGCTCGGCGAACGGGAACACGCTGGCCTCATCGTCGACAAATTCACACATCAGCAGGTTCTGATATTCCGCCGGGCTGTATTCAAGCTGCAGCTGGTCAATGTCGAACAGGTTGCAGCCGCCGGTCAGCGCATCCTCAACCGTGACAATCTGCCGCCACTGCCCGTCACCGCACAGCGCGCCTTTCGCCAGATGAGAATGCGACAGGTCTATCTCGATACGATCATCTTTGCTGCGACGCCCCTTGTTAAACAGCTCGCCTGACCAGAACGGATAAGCGCTGTGCGACAGGGCTGACGGCGTGGAAAAGTACGTCGTGCGCCATTTCTTGTGCAGCGACATGCCGCTGGCAACCTTGCGCAACTCCTGGAATTTCGGGATCCAGAAATACTCATCCAGGTACAGGTTGCCGGTATAGCTCTGCGCGGTGCGCACATTGGTGCCGAGGAATATCAGGCGCGCGCCGTTCGGCAGCACGATGGGATCGCCTTTCAGGTCAACGTCAGCCTGGCGGGCGAAGTCAATAATGTAGTTCTTGAAGACGTGTGCCTGCGCCTTGCTGGCCGAAAGAAAAATCTGGTTGCGGCCGGTGGTCAGCGCATCGATCAGTGCCTCGCGGGCAAAGTAGAACGTTGCGCCAATCTGGCGGGACTTCAGGATATTGCGGATGCGGTGAGTCAGCCCGGCGCGGTGCCAGTTGAGCTGATACTCAAAGCAGTTATCCATAAACACGCCGGTCAGCTTGTCTGTCTGTTCCTCGCTGAACTCATTTTTAACAACCGGCTGGCGCTCGCCTTTGTTCCGGTTGCGCACGTTAGGGTTTAAGTCGGCCTCGTTGCCGCTGCTGCGGTAGCGCTCAACGCGGGCAAGGCGCTCAATCTGACGGCCGAGCGCGTCTATCTCTTTGTAATCACCATTCCCCTTTACCTCTTTCATGATGAGCTGAATCAGCCGGGCTTCCATGCTGGATTCCACGCGACTGATGGGCGCAACGTTGTCCCACGCGTCGCGCAGCTTCCAGCTCTGCACGGT